TAAGCGACTGCAGGACCGAGGTCATCTAGTATCTATTATGGATACTAAAACAAACTACGGTATCATACCCCAAGATGAAATTGATTACTTGATGGCTGAACGTAGAAAGAAAATTGCAGTAGATAGCTATATCCATGATAGAGACATTTGTGATGCTAAAGCAGTTGACCATGTGTTCAATGTAGAGCAGCCAGAGATTGTAATTCATATGGCTAGCTTCCCAAGACAAAAAGTAGTCAATGCGAATCCTGCATGGGGGAGTCGTGTTATGAGCGAAGGGTTGCTCAACTTGTTGGAAGCAAGCAAAAAATATGATGTTCGCAAGTTCGTGTATATCAGTAGTTCAATGGTGTATGGCGACTTCACTGACGATGTTACAGAAGATGTAGTATGTAACCCTCAAGGTCAATATGGTATTATGAAATTAGCAGGAGAATGGCTTGTTAGAGATTATTGCAGGCGTGATGGCCTTGTTGGAACAATTATTAGACCTAGTGCTGTATATGGTCCACTTGATGTTGAGGATCGTGTCATCGCTAAGTTCATGCTTACGGCGATGCGTGGTGGCACTCTCAATGTTAATGGTGCCGGGGAGACATTAGACTTTACTTATGTAGAGGATGCCGCAGATGGTATCGTTGGTGCCGCACTATCTGATAATACCGCAAACAAGACTTACAATATTACCAAATCACATAGTAGGACATTACTTGATGCAGCTAATCTTGCAGTTAAATTAGCAGGTAAAGGTACTATCAATGTACGAGATAAAGACGCAGACTTTCCTAGTCGTGGCGCATTGAACATTGATGCCGCTCGTAGAGATTTTGGCTACGATCCTAAAGTGGATGTAGAAGAAGGATTTCAAAAGTATTATGATTGGTTAAGTACTTCTGATTTTTGGACAAAGAAGAATGTCTAAAACTTTTTGTGTTTTGCCGTGGCTTAACCTAACAGTAGACCCTGACGGTAGTATAAAACCTTGCTGTGTATCACAGGACTTTATAAAGAAAAGTGACGGAACAAAATACAATTTAGGTTATGATACTATTGAAGAAATATATAACAGTACCGACTTCATTAACATAAGAACACAGATGTTGAATGGGGAGGAAGTACATGGGTGCAGTCAATGCTATCAACATGAAAAGATCGGCGGCGCAAGTCAACGTATAATGTACAATGACATGTGGAAAAATAGACAGTACACTGAACCTGTAGCTGATGTAAAGATTCATTACTTTGACTTGCGGTTTGGTAACTTGTGCAATTTAAACTGTAGAAGTTGCAACCCTAGAAATAGCACTCAACTTGCAAAAGAATTTAATGAATTGTCACATACTACTATATCAAAGTTTCATGATTTAACTGAAGTAGATATTAACTCATGGTATGAAACTCAAACATTTTCTGATAACTTAGAAAAACAGCTAGATAATATTGAAATGCTGTATGTCACCGGCGGAGAGCCCACTATTAATCAAAAGAACTTTGAATTACTAGAACAATTAATTGACTTGGGTTATAGCAAGAATATTGTGTTAATGCTTAACACCAATATGACAAACACTAATCCTAAATTCTATGCAATGATTAAACAGTTTAAGTTTGTTATATTCTTTGCAAGTATTGATGGGTACGGTGATATGCAAGAGTACTTGAGATATCCAAGTAAGTGGTCACAGATTGATAGTAACTTACAAAAGTTATTAAGTCTAGGAAACAATATTAGTATTAGATTGTCGCCAGTGATACAGATAACGAATCTAAATAGAATCACTGAATTATTTGAATACTTTGAATCTATTAATAGAAAACTACGACGATGTGCGTTCGAACTTTTCCCTATCATACTAGAGAACCCTGATTATCTAAACGCAAGAAACTTACCGTTAGATTTTAAAATTAAGTCTTGGGAATTAATTGAACAATGGGTAAGTACTAACTGTAAATATCAAAAGCCTATATTTCATAATAAACTAACTGCATTAAAAAATAAATGTTTTGAGGATGTAGATTACACAGAAAAATTATCAGAATACTTTGAATTTAATGACTTATTGGATCAACACCGAAGCCAATCATTAAATGATGTTAACCCCAACCTATACAAACTTAAATGAACATACCACACTTCGGTCTAGTAAGACAGTATAAGAACATCGGTGAAGAATTACTAGATGCAACACACCGTGCATTAAAAGATGGCATTTTAATGAACGGGCATTATACCCGCTCGTTCGAAGAATGGTTGAAGCATAAAACTAAAACCAAGTATGCAGTAACAGTGCATTCAGGAACACAAGCACTAGAGATTATTGCACGTTACAAAAAGATTAAGCATACACAAACGATGCAGGGTAATCCTAAAGTTCGTTTACCTAACTTAACTTATCCTGCAACACTCAATGCATTTTTGACTGCAGGGTGGGACGTTGAACTAGGTGACACTGACAAATGTGGTATAATGAATCGTGAACCGCGAACTAGTGGTATATATGATTGTCTTATGGGATTTGCAGGACGTAGACCATGGCCAGAAGCAAGATATGAAGACAGTCACGGTGTTATAGTTGACGGAGCACAGCATTGGTTAGTAGCGGACGGCAACGTTGGTAGCGGTATGGCAATAAGTTTTGACCCTACTAAGAATCTAAATGCTAGTGGCAACGGTGGTGCTATCGTAACAAACGATGAAAAACTCTATCTATATGCCGCAAGGTATAGAGACAACAACAAACCTGATTTCTATGATGTGGGCACTAACTCTAAGATGAGTGAGCAAGATTGTGCTCAACTGTTGGTCAGGGTCAAACATATTGATGCATGGCAGATACGTAGACAAACGATTGCTAAATTTTGGTGCGAACGATTTAGTGAGTTACCATTGTCCTGCTTATCTGATACAAATAATCCACATGCCAATCAGAAGTTTGTAATGTACTTACCTGATCGTAACTCATTGCTTACTCACATGATGGTTAACGGAATTGATTGTAAACGTCATTATGAGTATGTGCTAGGTGACTTACCTACAACTAACGGTATGACAAAGCCGGACATGCTTTCTACAAGCGTAATGCTATCAAGAGGCGTTATTAGCTTACCGATCTATCCGGAATTGACTGATTCTGAAGTCAATTATATAGCCGAGAAGGTGGATGAATTCTTCGGAGAATGAGTACCTAGTATAAATACGGGTACTATGTGGATATTAACTGTACTGCCGGAATGGGTCACTCACGCTATCTTTGCTGTGGGTGTACTGGGAACTATAGCAGGGTTCATCTTGGGTTTTGTCCCCTTTATCAGGGCTTATAAATTTGCTATACAAGTTATCAGTTTATTGATACTTACTCTTGGAGTTTATCTTGAGGGCGGGCTAGCTGACAATAAAGAATGGCAGCTAAAAGTCAAAGAGATGGAAGCAAAACTTGCACAGGCTGAAGCTAAGTCTAGCGAGAAGAACATTGAAATCCAAGAAAAAATAGTAGAAAAAACTAAGATAGTCAAAGAAAAGGGCAACGACATTATCAAGTATGTCGATAAATGGAACACCAAAGAAATCATCAAAGAAGTAGAAGGTCCGGAACGAGTAAGACGAGAAGAAGTTATAAAATACATTGAAAATTGTCCTGTACCTAAGGAATTCGTAGATATACATAATCAGGCTGCTGAATTAAACAAAGGTGACAAGAAATGAAACACATATTAATAGTTCTATTTCTTTCGGGATGTGCGACCACAGTCGTACCTGTCGCACAAAAATTTCCAAATGCAGCACCAGAATTAATGAAAAAATGCGAAGACTTGAAGAAGGTCGAAGGTGACAAGGTGTCTATAACTGACATGTTAAAAGTCGTAGTTCATAACTATTCTTTGTACTATGAATGTTCAACTAAAATAGATGGGTGGCAAGAGTGGTATCTTGAGCAAAAAAAGATATTTGACTCTGCAAAATAATAGCATATTAACCACTCATTTGTCAATTGGTCATCTTTTGATAAATACACTATACATTAGGATTTTAGCATGACCACCCCGGAAATAATTAACATAGGCGCATTACCCAACGATGGTGAAGGTGACCCGCTACGTACAGCATTTCAAAAAATCAATAACAACTTTGCAGAAATATTTTCGACTGGTGTATTCACGTATCTTGGTATCACTACTGGAAATACAGCTAATCAAGTTATTTTTGAGACTGACGCAAACATATTCACTCAGGGTGTTTTTCAAATAAATTCATACTTGCCAAATACAGCAAACAGTCAAAACATCACACTCAATGCGGCAATTAATAACGGCGCAAATAATGTAAAGTTTACTGCATTTGCAACTACTATGTTTGGTAACTATGTGGTATCCAATTATAATATGGATTTAGTGGGTGGTAACGTAAGAATTTTAGTCAACCCCAATGCAAATGCCACCATAGAGCATTTTGTATCGGCTCAAATTACTTTCAATGAAGTAGTACTCGGAATGCCACTAGGTCTAGAAGGATTCTCCGGTGATGTATTAGGCACTGAAAATAGCATTCCTTTAACAACTGAACAGCCTGCGTAATGAGAGCAAAAGAATTTATCACTGAGCAACGAACAGATGGACTAACAGTTGCATCTTACTCTTTGCCCAACACCTATATCATGCCTGATTTAAAAAATAATGATTTCTATGAGTTATATAGATTTGGCGTAGCGTTTGCTGCCGTCAGAGGCGAGGGCGGCCAAGACGATGGTGTCCAAAATGAATTTAAAAACGAATTTCAATCAGAAACATCTTGGGGAGAGCATCAATTAGTTTCTTCTGAATTCGATGAAGACCTAGGTAATACTATTGACAAAACCTTGAAAAAAGTAGGAAAGACTGGTAAAAAATTAGTCACCGCTGCTAATAGTAATGAAATACCTAACACCAATATACAATCAACTCTCAAGCCCTTTAAAGGATATAAAAAATGAGAGCAAATGAATTTGTATTCGAATCTAAAGTTGGCAAAATATCTGACCATCAACAACAAGCTACCCGCGGGTTAAATATTTTTTCAAAGAAAATAGACAGCTATGATAGACAATATGATTTAAATCGTCTAATGATGGCCGTAGCAAGTAGTGATGGAATAAATCCAATTGAAATGCCTGCAGAAAGTTGGGTAGGTAAACACAATACTGCACATGCCTACACCAAAGAGGAACAAGATATGCTTAAATTAGCATATAAAGCTGCCGGATTAGAGTATAAAGATTTAAATAAAGGTGATATGGATAGTGAAGAATTATCATCTGCTAATACTCAAAGTGTTGTAAAGCCTTTTAAGGGCTACAAGAGAAAATAATTTATCAGTCTATTCTGAGAATAAGTAATTCTATAAATTACAGGAATCTCAATGATTGATATCAACAACACTCTCGACCTAATCAAATTAAAATTTTACAACGAGTGGCTATACACAGCCCATATCTATGACGAGGGCGATAGCCCGATGCATGAGAACATGACACGTGAAGTTGTAAAAACATATATTGACCCGTTAAATCTACCCAAGAATACTAGAATCTTAGATTTAGGTTGCGGTCCTGGTTACTTCTTAGATGAAATGAAAACTAGAGGTTATACTGACTTAACCGGTGTAACATTGAGCCCGGGTGACGTTGACATTTGTGAAAAGAAAGGTCATACTATTAAGAAATATGACTTGACATTCTTACCGCAGGAAAAAGGTTACCATGATGAATCTGTAGAATTCATCTTCTTGCGTCATGCATTAGAACATAGCCCATATCCTATTTTTAGCTTGATGGAATACAATCGTGTGTTGAAGCAAGGTGGCAAGATTTATATTGAAGTACCCGCTCCTGACTGTGATCGCCGACATGAATATAACTTGAATCACTACAGTATCTTAGGACAGAATCAATTGGCAGCGTTGTTGCATCGTACCGGGTTTGATATCAATAGTTTTAACGTACTAGAATTTGATATCAGTATGCCAAATCAAGAAACAGGCGAGCAAGTTACTATGAAAGAAAAGTATTTCTGCATCATGGCAACTAAACAGAGACCATTAGATATTAAGTAATGACTATCCGGGATAACTTTCAAAAGGCAAAATATGTCTACGTGATATATCCCGGAGCAACCGGTGGCAATCATGTGTGTAACATGATTAGCCTCTGTAAAGATTTTGCTCCTAGAGTAGAGGTGGATAAAGATTATCCTACTTGGCTTGTAGAACAATACAAAAAAGTTCCATATACTAAAACTTTCCCTAAATATGTAAATGCTCATGTTGGTAAGGACATACATCATATAGATAGATTATATGAATATATCCCCAAAGAACAAGTATTGAATAATGACAGAAAGCTATTGATTCAAGGGCACATCTTTAATTTTTACCACGCATACGATACTGAAATATTGAAAGAGTTGGGTAAAGACTATGTTGGTATCATTTTAGATTATCCAGAAGAGGGTACGCTACCCTATCATAGAATAACAACCTATGAATATCATAGCCCTATGAGAGATTATCATTTCCCTACTGAAATAGGTAGCATTCACAATGATAGTTACATAAAAATTGATGATAGTAACGGCTTCATGTTTAAGACCGTAAATCTTTTTACCAAAAATGGAAGCGAAAATCTACGTGTGTTGTTAGCTGATAAGTTTGGAATAGAATTGCCAAAAGCCGCTGACCAATTGCATGAAATGTGGTGGAAGTGGATGACTCATATTTTAGATCCAAAAACAATTGCACTTTGGGGACAACCTCCTCTAGGATTTCCAAATATAAAAACTAGATAAATACTCTCTATATAGAGAGTATTTTTATGGCTAATCCACCCCCACCATACGCAAACATTACCGGCATCTCCCGTGCCGCAATGAAAGACAACGCACAAGAAACTTTGGTAAATTATGACGGCAATGCTCGCCCAGGCGAATTAGTTGTCAATCTAGAAGTTGATCCTCCTGCACTTTATGTTGGTAATAATGCCGGCCAACTTACTGCAATTAGTAGTAGCGGCATCACTTCGGCATACGGACAATTTTGGAGCAATGCCTCACAAACTGTAGCAAGTGCTAATACTGAATATCGGTTTTCATTCAACAACTCTGACCCGACCAGCAATGTAGTGTTGGGGACAGGTGCCAGCAATAGTCGTATTATCATCAATCAAACTGGACTGTATAATATTCAGTTCAGCGCACAAGTGGACAAGGCTCTTGGTGGCGGCACCACTGCCTCAGCAACCATATGGTTCAAGAAAAATGGCACAGCTATTCCAGATAGCGCAGGATTTGTCACATTAGACCAAAATCTTCAAGTAGTTCAAAGTTATAACATTCTTGCTAATGCAACTTCCGGTGACTACTATGAAATAGCCTATTCTGCCAGTGCAACTGTGTTTAGCTTTCCAACTATAGCAGGAAATGCCATAATTGGATATCCAGCAAGTCCAAGTATCATTGTCACAGTGACCCCGGTGTAATTAAATTTAACACTGGTACAATTGTATAATGTTCGATCCATTTAAACAAAGTAAACTTCAATCGGCATATTCTAAACTCAAGGATGTAACAGTCCCTGAGAAGGATATGTCGCTTGACGAATTGAAACGTTTAAGCGGGTCAGGTAAGATTACAGGAGAAACTTCAGTGACTCCCAATCATGAGCTAGCGGCAAAGAAATCTCAGTACATGCGTGAGAACAATATTAAGCCGGGTGATAAAGAGTGGTTCAAAGTTATGTTTGCTAAGCCGCATCTTACCGGCGAAGACCCATTTTCTAAATAGTAGTACACTAACTACTAAATAACTGTATGAGTAAACCTACCAACAATGCACCTTCATTAGTTAAAGATCCGTATAAAAAGACGCAATTTAAAACTGATAAGGATCTGCAAGAATTTATAAAGTGTTGCGATCCTAACACGGGATATCTATACTTCATGGATAACTTCTTTTACATACAACACCCTACTAGGGGTTCAATGTTGTATCACCCGTGGGAATATCAAGAACGATTAATTGATACATATCATAGATATCGTTTTTCCATATCATTAATGCCTCGTCAGTCAGGTAAGTCAACTTCGGCTGCAGGTTATCTCTTGTGGTATGCTATGTTTGTACCCGACAGTACAATTCTTATTGCGGCGCACAAGTATACAGGTGCTCAAGAGATTATGCAACGTATTCGTTATGCATACGAAGCATGTCCCGACCATATTAAAGCCGGTGTTACTACGTATAACAAAGGCTCACTTGACTTTGAAAACGGATCACGTATTGTTTCAGCTACAACAACCGAAAACACAGGTCGTGGTATGTCTATCTCTCTACTATACCTTGATGAGTTCGCATTCGTGCGACCCTCTATTGCGACAGAATTCTGGACTGCCATTACGCCTACATTGTCAACTGGTGGTAAAGCAATTATCACAAGTACTCCAAACAGTGACGAAGACCAGTTTGCTTTGATCTGGAAGGGTGCTAACAAGACAGAAGATGAGTATGGTAACAAGACAGAGATAGGTGTTAACGGTTTCAGATCCTATCGTGCTTATTGGACCGAACAACCCGGCCGAGATCAAAAGTGGGCTGACGAAATGAAGGCCCAACTTGGTGAGGATCGTTTCAATCGAGAGATTGGTTGTGAGTTCATTATTGCTGATGAAACACTTATCAATCCAAACACACTAATCATGCTAGAAGGTAAAGAACCTGCCACTAGGATGGGACAAGTTCGTTGGTATAAGAAGCCTGAGAAGGGGAACATATATGCAGTTGCACTAGACCCAAGCTTAGGTACAGGTGGTGACCCGGCAGCTATTCAAATCTTTGAAGCTAATACTACGACTCAAATAGGTGAGTGGAAGCACAACAAGACAGATATTCCTACACAGATTAAATTGATTGCACAAATTAACAAATACATTGTTGAATGCACGAACGAACCAAACAGTTTGTACTATTCAATAGAAAATAACAGTATCGGTGAGGCAGCTATTGTTTCGTTAAATGAATACGGTGAGAGTAATATTCCTGGTATCTTTTTGAGCGAAGCCGGGAAGAATCGTAGGGGATTCAACACTACTAACAAGAGCAAACTCGCAGCCTGTGCTAAGTTTAAAACACTAGTAGAGAGCAAAAAGATGACTATTCATAGCTTTGGATTAATTTCAGAATTAAAAGCATTTGTAGCATCCGGGGGAAGTTATGCGGCAAAAATAGGCGATACTGACGATTTGGTCATGGCTAGCTTATTGATTGTACGTATTTTGCAGGTTCTGAGTGATTATCACTATAACCTTGAGAATCATATGCGAGACCATGAGGAATACATTGCCCCCTTGCCCTTCTTTGCTGTATTGAATTAACATACAAAGATAAATACATCTATGTCAATCAATTCAGAAGCTTTACAGCGCAAATTATACGATCTTTTAGATAACAAAGGTTATAATCCAAAACCAATGGATGCTACAGGAAAAATTACTCCTGTACCAGAAGAAGCCGCAGTCATAAAATTTGATTTCATCAAAGATGGTGAAAATTACGGTAAGGTTTGGATTTCCATTGACGGATCTAAAAAATTAAAGATATACTACGGTGATAGTGTATCTAGTAGCCCAAGCGACAACACATCAGGAACACCTTATTCTGACAGTTGGACAGCACTAATCAGTCATCTTAAGAACTGGGCACAACGTAGACAATTAAGTTTTGAATTACGCAACGAGAATCATTTAGAAGCCGACATGGCACAAAGGGAACATATGGACAAGAAAGAAAGAGTATCAGAGGGTTATTACCCAATGGGTAAAAGTGCTAGTTATAGCGATGCTGTACCTTCAGTTAAAATCGTTATTGAACACTCACGTAAGATTGAAGAAGGTGAACAACGCTATCGTAACATCAATCGTATTTTCGTAGAGAATGCAAGCGGTGAGCGTTTCTTATTGAACACCACAAAGCCTGGCATTGCACGTGTTTATGCTCGTCACATCGCTGAAGGTGGTACACCGTATGATGACCGTGGTCAACACATCAAAGGCTTAGTTGAAGAATATTCAAAGATGGCAGGCTTTGTTCGTGCTACACGTAATGGTCAGTTCAATGAATCTAGTCAAAAACTAATTAATGAAGGTGTAAACCATTATAATTCATTGCGTGAAACATTATCACGTATGTCTGGTAAGCGTGGATACGAAGCATACTTTGAATCATGGACTCCATCATTGATGGAAGACGATAGTGATACGACTGCTGTTAACGAATTGTTTGTGCAAGAAACAGTTGATCCTCGCATTGAATCTGCAATGCCAATCTTAGCTAAACTTTCTAAGAACATTAGTGAAATGACTGAAGTTACAGAACTAGCTGAGTGGGCTGATAGCTTACTTGAAGGTGGCGATGGTGGCGAAGCTAGTGAAGAAACCGACGGTGATACTGCAGGTGATGCAGGTGAAGGCGGAGCAGAAGATGTAGATGATGATATCAACGAAGCTGCCGGCGCAGAAACACTAGCTCACAATGAAAAAACAGAAGCCGGCAATCTAAAAGCATTTGGATTAGCCGAAGAAGGTGACGGTGGTCAGACTGCATTAAACCCACAAGGTATTCCTGAAGGAAGATTAGACGGTGGTGACGATATTGATAGTCCTGTTGCTAGTGCCATTCTACGTAGAATCTTAATGCAACGTCTAGACTTATTATCAAAGTACGGTCCAGAGAAAGTCTCTAACGCAATCGGTGATGTAGCTGACTTTGTAGGTGATGTTGACGAAATTGGTTCAAGTGATGTTAGCGGTTGGATCAAACAGGTTGAGCGTGGCTTAGCCGATTCCCCTGTTGATGAAGGTATCATTGACAAGATTAAAGATGTTGGTCAAAAAGCATTAAACAAATTAGGTCACGGTAGTGACGAAGACTTGTTGAAAGACTTGAAAAAGAGAGCCGGCGTTCGCAACCCTGAAAACGGTAAGCCAAGTATGGCTCACAGTGATGTTGAGAAGGTTGACGAGGAATTAGATGCTGACCAGAAACGTGCAGGGCAATGGGGTCCAACTGGTGGTCCTGCAAAGATTGGCGATCTAGTTGGTGAAAACTTTATCAACACTGATGACCAAGCTGTTGTTACTGAAGTAGATACTGGTGAGTACGATGCTCGTAAATCAACTTCCAAAGGAGAAACTACTCCTGAACAGGAAAAGGATTTCCGTAAGAAAGTACAAGCATACGGTAAAGAACTAGACCAAAGACAAAAAGAAAAAGAAAAAGTCAAAGAAGGTCATGATGATCTGGCTGCTATGCTAAGAATCATTAACAGATAAGGGTAAATGAACTCTTAAAAACCTCACTTAAAAGGTGAGGTTTACCACATTAGGCATAAATACTATTGACATGAGTGAAAGCATTTGCTATACTTACACTTGTGTTAGACACTAATAGGTAGTGTCGAATATTAAAAGAGACCATCTCAATTTTATAAGGAAAAATATCATGGCATCATTAGCAGAAATTCGTGCTCGTATCGCGGCACAAGAAAACAAGTCAAACGGTAACAACACACCGAAACAATCAGACAATTCAATCTACCCTCACTGGAACATGGACGAAGGCACTACAGCCTCACTACGTCTATTGCCAGACGCAGATAGTAAGAACCCTTACTTCTGGGTTGAACGTCAAATCATCAAGCTTCCATTCAACGGTATCAAAGGTGACCCTAACGCAAAGCGTGTTGAGGTTCAAGTACCTTGTGTAGAAATGTATGATCCAAAAGCACAGTGCCCAATCTTGACTGAGGTTCGCCCTTGGTACAAAGATGAAACTCTTAAAGAGTTGGCAAATAAGTATTGGAAGAAGCGTAGTTACTTGTTCCAAGGTTTTGTTCGTCAAAACCCAATCGGCGATGACACTACACCTGCGAATCCTATTCGTAGATTCATCATCAGTCCACAAATCTTTACTATCATCAAAGCTAGTTTGATGGATCCTGAGTTGGATGAGTTGCCAACTGACTACCAACGTGGTCTTGATTTGAACATCAAGAAAACAAGCAAAGGTGGTTATGCTGACTACTCAACTAGTACTTGGGCACGTAAAGAGTCTCCATTGACAGAAGCAGAGCAAACAGCAATTGAATCACATGGTTTGTATAACCTTGCTGACTTCTTGCCAAAGCGTCCCGGTGAAGCAGAATTGCGTATCATCAAAGAAATGTTTGATGCATCAGTTGATGGTCAGCCTTACGACACTGAGCGTTGGGGCGCATACTACAGACCATGGGGTGTTGATGCACCTACTGGTACTCAAACTCAATCAGCTCCTGCACAAGCAGTTCAACCAAAAGCGACTACTGAAACTAGCGCACCTGCAACTACAGAGACTGCACCTTGGGATGATGAACCAGCAACAGCTAGTTCGCCTGTAACAATGCCTACAGCGACTCCATCAAGCGATAAAGCACAAGACATCCTAGCGATGATTCGTGCTAGACAAGCGAAGTAATTAAAGGGGCTTCGGCCCCTTTAATGTTTAGGAGAATAATATGACACTACCAGACGAACGTTACCGCGCCCTAAAGCAAGGTAAAAAATTGTTGGAAGAACTATGCGACCCGGGTAAGACACCTAGGGTACCTGCATTAGTCAGAGACAGAGCTAGAGGAGTACTACGACACTATCCTAGCGATTATGAATTAGAACGTATCGCGGATGATTGTCCAGAGTTTCTTGACAAAATTTCGTTCTCTGATAGAATGTACTTAAACGTAGCACAAAAATAATAGGAGAACATCTTGGCTAAACCATTTGACGTAAGTAAATTTAGAAAAAGTATCACAAAGTCTATCGAAGGACTTTCAATTGGATTCAACGATCCCACTGACTGGATCAGTACAGGCAACTATGCATTGAACTATCTTATCAGTGGTGATTTTAATAAAGGCGTACCACTAGGTAAAGTAACTGTATTCGCGGGTGAGTCAGGCTCTGGTAAGAGTTTCATCTGTTCAGGTAACTTAGTGCGTCACGCACAAGAGCAAGGCATCTTTGTCGTATTGATTGATTCAGAGAACGCTCTTGACGAAGCATGGCTACATGCATTGGGTGTATCAACCGATGACAGCAAGTTGTTGAAGCTTAATATGGCAATGATTGATGACGTTGCTAAAACAATCAGTGAGTTCGTGAAAGAATATAAAGCACTACCAGAAGAAGATCGTCCTAAGGTCTTGTTCGTAGTTGACTCATTGGGTATGTTGTTGACACCTACTGACGTTAATCAGTTTGAAGCAGGTGACATGAAGGGTGACATGGGTCGTAAGCCTAAAGCACTTGCCGCACTTGTTCGTAACTGTGTTAACATGTTCGGTAGTCTAGGTATCGGTATGGTTGCAACTAATCATACTTATGCTTCACAAGACATGTTTGATCCTGATGACAAAGTATCAGGTGGTCAAGGTTTCGTTTACGCATCTAGTATTCTAGTTGCTATGAAGAAACTGAAACTGAAAGAAGACGAAGACGGCAATAAGATTAGTGATGTTCGTGGTATTCGTGCTGCCTGCAAAATCATGAAGACTCGTTATGCTAAGCCATTCGAAAGTGTTCAAGTTAAGATTCCTTATGAAACAGGCATGAGCCCTTACTCAGGAATGCTTGACATGATTGAAAAGGGTGAGCTTGTTAAGAAAGAAGGCAACAGCCTAGTCTATACAACACTTGATGGTGAAATCATTAAGAAGTTCCGTAAAGCATGGGAAGCAAACGTTGACGGTTGTCTTGACAAAGTTATGGCTGAATACGCTGAAAAATCTAAACCTATGCTAAGTACTGTATCTAACACTGAGGAGGAGGATACAGTATGAGTTTAGATTTCGTAGCTGAAGTATGGGAAGCATTAAGTTCCCATATTGACTTGAATGATAGAAGTGATGCGGCAGACACATTAGTCAATTTACTAATTGACAATGACTATGAAGCAACTGATATCAAAGAGGCGTTCAGAGGTGACAAAGAAGTAATCGTTGCTTTAAAAGAGTATACAGATCAAGTTGAAGAAGAATATGAAGAATATGAAAATGATGCTGAATCTGATGATGACGAGTGGTGATAAATGAACTGGTATACACGAATCTCAAATGATTTGACTGTGATACCAGATTTCATTACACACTACGATGCTGAATTACTTGAGGCAAAAAAAGATGTAAAGGTATACGGTAATGTTGAAAAGAACATTGCCGCATTACCTGGAATCACAGAACACAGATTCAATCAGCTACAAGAAATTGAAGCTGTATTGAATTTTCTTAACATTAAGTTGCGAAAGATCCGTCGCAAATATTTTCAAAAATACTTAGAAGCATATCAACGAGCATTAACAAGCCGTGATGCTGAAAAGTATGTTGATGGTGAAGATGAAGTTATTGACTTTGAAACACTAATCAACGAAGTCGCCTTACTACGAAATAAGTGGTTAGGTATTTTAAAAGGTCTTGAAGCCAAACAGTGGCAGATGGGTCATATCGTGCGCTTGCGCACTAGCGGAATGGAAGATATTTCAATTGGCTAATATTAATTTACAAAACATCTCACTCTCTCACTCAAACCCTTTTAGTATTTCAGGGAAGGTTACGTCTCAGGGAAATCTAGCGCCGTGGAATAATTCTATAGGAAATATTACTCTGAATGGTTTATTGAGAGCCAGCCCCGGTGAGCATGTTAAAAAGTATGAGATTCTTGAAATTGAAGAAGATTTGTTGGCACTAAGTGCCGCTTGGAAACGTCTACGTGATGCACATACTAATGGTGGTGCATATACACCTATTTCTACCTTATTGGATAAAGAGTTATTCAATCACGTAACTACCGATGACCGTCAAAAAGCAAACGAGATTCGTGATTATTACAGTAAAAAGATAATGATGTGGAAATTGAAAGAAGTACATCTTTCACCGTTCCGAGAAGATATGAATTCATTTATTCATACTAATGGTAAAATGTTCAAACAGAATATGGTGCCATTAGCGTTCCGTTTACCTGAATTTCATAATTATGATGTAGAGTTTGATGATTTAGTTTCTGAGCATAATAAGATTATCACGGATAAATCAATTAACCAAACAAAAAATCTCTCACTTAAAAAGACATTTGCAGTTGGTAAAAAATATACAAAAAGAAAAGAATATTGGTTTAGTGATGATACTAATAACTTAGTTACTTTTTCATTAACCCACGATAATCCATTAATATCTCTATTGGATATGCAATGTAAAAATACAGTAACATTATCTGGTAATTATAATATGAAATACCGTGATAATAACCAATACTTTGTAGTAGATAAGTACTCATTTTTATAACTTGACAATAAATCGTTTTGGGCGTACAATAGACTCTTATTCAGTTGAAAGGGGTCTTTATGTCTTACATCGTTTTCAAGCACAACAAAGAGTTTGGTCCTCGCAAAGGTCTTGAGGGCCCGTTTCACTATCCTAACGGTCAGGTTCTGTACTACGATCCAAAAGAAGGTTCGTACTACGACCCTCTGACCGACTTCTACGTTCCTCATGACGAGGTTGCAGAACTTCAAAACATGATTTTTGACATTTTAGTTGGTAAAAAATAAGGACTAAGATGAAAAAAATTCTTTCAATTTTGTTGATTGCTATTCCGACACTGTGTTATTCCCAGCATTTCGTACAAGGAAAAGAAACCTACGATATGTCCCCTGAGGTGATTGACACTGCCCCACTCAGGTCTACTTTTTTTACTTACGGTAAATTTTTTCCCTCCAAAGCTGAATCATTTGCGGAGAAGGCTGACAAATCTCTACCTGTGGTAATTCACTTACATGGATGCGGTGGAGTATACAGCGCA